GCGATCACTTTATTTTCAATATTTGACAAAGTGTCTTTTGCAAATAATTGATCTAAAGATTCATATAATTCATTGTTTTCTGAAGACACATCACCCAATTTCTTATCTAATTTTTTACAAAAATCAACAATTTCATTAATTGTTGATTGGCTATTTATCATATTCTCCAACCCCTCAATGTATAGCTTTGCGGTTTCTTTATCTTCAATATATTTGTTTTCGATCTCCTCATAAAACAAATACATTTCCTTAAACTTCTTGTTTTCAAGGATAGTTTTAATAATATCTTTTATTTCAGATTTATTCTTGCTGCCGTATGATTCGGTCAACTTTTTTAACAGTTTAGTTTTAATGATACCAACTTTGCTCATTTTTATTGGTTTAATATGTCTTTTAATTTATTTTCTATTTCATAAATATTCTTCTTAGCCTTATCTAGATCAAATAAATCTGAAATATCATCACTTTCTCCTAGAATATTATTCATTTTTATCTTTCTACTTTCACTTAACGGTTCTGCCGGCGCTGAATCGCCACCTCCTGATGGTGGTGGTGATGTCATATCCATTCCAGAGTCTCCTCCTTCAGCTGCTGCAGCATCTACTTTAGCTCTTTCTTCTTCTGGTATACCATACTTAGAATCCACCTCATCAAATACACCAGATCTTGGTATAATTTTAGCTGTGTTTGTTAATTCAGCCCCCATTGCTCTTTCAAGTCTTTGTTGCTGAAGATCTAGTATAACCTCGTTATCACTCATACCCAAGATATTTTTCTTAGCCCAAGTATGTGAAACAGGAAGAATACCTACCTGTGATTGATCTGAAGTAGCATCTTTATAAAGTGTCACTTTCTCTTTCCATTGTTCAATCTTTAATAGATCTGCTTGTGAAGAAGGATTAGTTAAACCTAATGTAAAGTTTTCTAACTCATCTTCTAAGCCCAAAAGATATAAGTGAATTAATGCTATTTTATTTAATTCTTGAACTAAAGATTTTTGTACTCTGTTGATTGTTCTTGCAAAACGAATATCCATTAATGCAAGATTTTTACCATCACCAACAACTTCTTCAAAACCTAAAAACGCTTTAGGTATTCTAAGAGCCGCTAATAATTTCTTTTGAATATATTCGATATCAGCAATCTCACCTAAGTTTTGTGCTCCAGCTAATGTTTCAATTGGACTAGGCGCTGCTGGATCACGAACTGGTATAAAATAATCCTGATCAATAGCCATCTGATTATATCTCATATCAACTTGGCCATTTCTTTGGTCAACAACAGTATCTCTTTTAAATTTACTTGCAACACGCTGTACATACGCTTCAATATCTTTATCATCCATGTTACCAACAAACACTTTAAACACCCTTCTTTCAGGTGCTCTTGATGTTCTGTAAATTAGCATTGCGTCTTCAGCTAAAAGCAATTGTTTCCAAATTCTTCTAACCTTATCCAACATTGATGTACCATAAGGAAGTTTTCTATCATCACCTAATAATCTAAAATGTGCAACTTCCCATGACTGGAATTCCATGTCTTTATTTTTCCATGTAAAACGCAATTCACGAATCGGCATTCTAATTTCACCTTGATTAGGTGTTCTTGTTTGAGCTCCTTCCCATCTCTCAATTTCGATATTTGGTAATTGTTGGCAACCAACAACACCTTTTTCTGGATCACTTTTTAAATAAACAAAGTTGTCACCATACTTACATAAATTTCTAGCCCACATTTGGAGATTGGTGTTTATATCCAACCTATTTTCAAATAAATCTGTTAGAATATTTTTTACTCGGGTAGATTCCGAATAAACACTTAAGATCGTACCCTTTTCTGATATTGTTGTAGATTCTTCAGAATATATATCCAAAGCCGCCGATATCTCAGGAGTAAATTCCATTGATTCAAAATCATAATACGCCGCCAATCTATTCGGTTCATAATAAACCGATTGATTATATAATGAATTATCTAATTTAGTCCACTTATCAAAAAGAAACTGTGATTGCTGCGCTTGCAGCTTTGCCTTTTCAAATTCAACCGGATCGTCCGTTTTTAATAATTCTTCTCTTGAAAAATTAAATGAAGGTGGATTTTGATCCCCTTTGTTTTGAAACCCAAATACTTTGGTTAACCTCTGATAAATGGTCAAGTCTTGATTCGCCATACTATATAAATACTATTCTATTTAATCTAATTAAATTTTAAGGATTAATCAACCCTTTTTTTACCACCGAATAACCATGAATATTGATTATATTGTTCTTTCGCGGGTATATTAGACGTGGAGGACTTAGCATATGGCGAACTATCTATTTGCATCATCCCAACTTGATCAAAAGAAGTACCGTAAGAATATACATTACTTTGTGGTGCTTCATATGTTCTTTCAGACATCACCCAGGATTCAAGCATAGCTTTATTCTGTTGCTCATTTCTTTTAAGTTGTGTAAATGATATATCACCAGCGTACATTGCAATCGCAATACTCATAATTGCATCATCATGAGCGCCTTTCATGTGATTAGGTTTACCATTAATATAAACAAATGTGTTAAGTTCGTTTAGTAATCTGTGTGACCTAATTATAAAATCGTGTCTTAATTGCTCCTCAAAACAAGCAACTATTTGTGTTCTTTTATTATTGAAATTTATACCCGGTATTTTTTCCAACGCCTTATGATTGTATTCCCACATGTTTTTTGTGTTAAAACCATCAATAAACAAATCTCTGTAATTCATCTCCTGTAACTTTCTCGATGTTGCGACCCCCATACCTCCGGTAATATCAATTACAATAAATGCGTTATATAGAACCCCCCATTTGTACGCAATGTTTGCTAAGTCATCCGGTGGTATTTTACCGATATATTCTAAAACTTGTTCTCTATCATCAAAGTCAATAATATTAATTGCGGAAAAATCGTCACTATCACCTCTACTAACATCGACACCCATAATATAACGATGGCCTTCAATTGGTTCTTTCCATTGCCATAAGGTACCTTGCATATATTTTTCGTTAGGTGTTTTAACCATATTCTTGGCTATTTTTTCCATAGTTTCTGATGGAATTACACTATCACCTGATCCTAAAAAGTCACATTCAAGTTCTTGTGCTATTTTTCTCTTATCATACTTGAATTTTTTGGACATAGATTCAAACCAACTTGAATATGGTTGATAACCTTGATCCATATATTCTTGATATTTCATCAAATCATATTCAGGGTCATTTAAAGTGATTTCATCATCATTATATTGCTCTCTATTTAACATGTAGTGAACAATGTCTGGAACCTTTAACCATTTAAGATCTTTAGTATAACGTGGGTCTTTAAACCATCTTAAATCAGTGATATGGAAATCGTTAATACCTCTAATCGCTTGTTCGTACACACCATAATAAATGGGGTCATAACCGTTTGGTGTTGATATCAATATGATTTTACCTCCAGTTGATAGAGATGCCATAGATGCTGCCCAGAAATCTTCCCCAGCTTCAATATATGCAGCCTCATCAAAAACCAATATAGTTGGAGTGTATCCACGCAATGCGTCAGAAGATGTGGCCACAGCTTTAACCTCACATCCATTATTTAATCTAAATCTACTTTCTGAATTTTTATCAGGGTGAAAACCAACATTAATCCAATCTGGCCATTGATCTAAAAACATTCTTACCTTGTTAGCCATCTCTATCGCGGTGTCTCTTTTGTTCGCAATAATCAAAACTCTTTCAGGGTTTTCCGGCTTTGCTAGTTGTAATTTTTTAGAAATCCAAGCAGCAGTAACAGTAGATACACCAGCTTGTCTATATTTTCTTGTGATATTTTCATTGAATCTTTCGTAATCGTTTAACAATTGTATTTGATCTGGAAACAACTCTAGTGGCACGAATTTTTTTTGTGTGTTGTCATATGTCTGAAGGTACGTTTTAAGTGCGTAAGGTGTATCCTTCATTATACGTGCATATTCTTTTAATTGTTCTATTTTGTTGTTCATATATATAAATATGAAAAAAGTGGTCGAATTTGACCACTTTAATGCTTTATTAGCTTTTAGTTATTTGATAGATCTATACCTAGACCCCCTAAAAGGTCTCGTAAATCATCATCGTCAATACCGTCTGAAACGTTATTCAATTCATCATCAAATTGTTTCATAGACATTCTATAATCATAATCATTGATCTCGCCATTTATCATCTGATAAAGTAATCCCATTAATCTTTTTCCACTTTCAGATCCAGATAAAACTTCTTTTAGGAAGACTAAAAATTCTTTGGCTGGTTTTGCAACAATTTTTTGAAATAAAATCAATTGCATACCAACTTTATCCTCATCTGTTATAACTTCTTCAGGAAAAGATTCTTTAATTCTATCCCATATTGCTGGGCCTAATCTTAAATCCCAAATTTCTTTTTGTAATGTGTCTTCAAGTTCCATAACTTTAGCAGCTATGTCTCTATCTTTTGGTTGACCGTGTAGCGCGCCAATAACCTCATAGGTTCCTTTCATCAATTCATGTACTAGAATTGGAAAGTTGATAGCTGTTGCAACTACTCTTGGTGGTGTTTCGTTAGGGAATACTTTTTCTTTACCGCCAGCCATTGGTGTTCCACCACCTCCACTTAATCCAAGATTCATATTTCCCATTTGCCATAACATAGCATCGGCACTAGACATAATAGTACCATACATTGCGGCGATATTACGTTCACCAGTAATTTCTACTAATTTTTCGTTTGCATAGTTGTACATATAATGACCTTTTGAAGATGCGCCGGCCATCATTGCATTAACCATTCTTCTTTTAGCTCTTTCTAAAGTAATATCCTCCAATTCATCATGCATCTCCTTTTCTAGTTCAACTTCCTCTGGTTCCATTTGACTTGGGCCCTTTTCTTCAAATCCCTCAGAATCCGGCATTTCAATACTAGCTTCATAAACAATATCACCTTCTTGAACACCAAGCTCTTTCATAACCAATTCAATTGCAAGTGCTTCTAATTCTCTTTTGTGTGCTCTTTCAATTCCAGACATTCTTGACTGAAGCTGCATCATAGTTTGTAACAAAGTGCCCACACTATTTGGTGAAAGTGGTGGTAGACCTGTATATCTCCTAACATTATCTACAATCTGACGATATCTTTTTGACGCCAACAGTTCTTCGAAATTTGAATGTGGCGCTTCAACGTCTTTAGGGAAATTTACTTTTTTAAATGAATGTTGTCTGTTTGCTAAATCGCGTTCAACATCCGGATGTGGTCTATCGGCCGAATCAAAGGTTATTGGCATTTCATTAAGATTTTCTTTCAATCTTAATAATAACTCTTTTTTTGTGATTTTCATAGTTTAATTATTCTGCAGCCATTGGCATTGAATCCAATTTTTTAATTTTTGCTTTTGGTCTTGGCTCAACAACCGGTTCTTCGTCAGGATTTCTAAAAGGATTTCTTCTAGGATCTCTTTCAGGTTTGTCCACATCTGGTGTTTCTTTTGGTGGCGCATCAATTCCTGGCGCATCTTTTTCTGGTGCTTCCTTTTCGCCTGCACTAACAATGCTATCAAAACTCATAAATTCAGGAATTCTTGGCGCCCGTTTTTCAGACAATTCAACATCAGATTCATTTAATTTTTCTTTAATTAATGAAACCATATCACGTTTAGTTACTAAACTATGATAAGTCGAATCAACAGCATTTTCAACAAACTCATTTAAATTTTTTAAATTAAGTTTTTTTTGAATAGCCTTTTTCTTTGCTTTTGCTTTTAATTTTGAAACTGGTATAACCTCATCTTCCTTAACTTCAATACTTGCTTTATCAACTTTTGGATCTTTTAACACACTATTCAATGTAGCAACATCTTTTGGATCTTTACTGTTATATACAGTTTTTGTTGTTGTAATTGTTTGAGCTTCTTTCAAAACTTTATTAGCAAACTTTTCTAATTGATTATCATTGAATTTAACTAATGTTTTTTCTGAAAATCCTTCAGACATTAATTTTTCTATTAATTGAGCTCTATTCATTTTAATTTAAAATTTATTTCTTCGTTAATTAATCTAAGCCCCTTTGTTGCTAATTTAGCAGTAACACTTTCTAATTCTTCTGCAAAATGAAAAGAGAGTCTTATTGGTCTCTCTTCTGCGTCCATATCAAAAGCTTCCCACCCTAAAGCAACAATCCCATCAACAGCGTCGATTACACCAAAATAGTCAGAATTTTGCACTAGTTCAAGTTTTAAATCAGAATTTTTTAATAACCCAACTAGATCTATACTATCAATTTCCGGTGGTATCGCTCTACCTGCAGACGGGATTATAAACCACTCTTCAACCAATGTGTCTGGATTATTACCAAAGATAAATTCGTATTGTCTCTGGCCTTTATAATCTTGACCCAGTTCATTGATATAGAGTAGATACATTATTCAAAGTATTTGCTTAATGTTGTATTAATGCTTTCGTTTATTTCGTTTAATTCTGGGGTAATGTCCATTTCAAGAGCTTCAACAGCGCTAGGTGCTTTAAATTCACCGTTTTCTTCTTCCTCTTCTTCATTGTCAACTACTATGAATTCGCCTAAATCTTGTTCTTCTTGTTCTTCTTCCTCACCACCAATTTTAGAATTAATTAATTCTTCTAATTTAGAAATTCTTTCAGCTAAATCATCTTCTGGCGCAGCCTCTTCTTCTGGTGCTGGTTCTTCTTCAGGAGCTGGCTCTTCACTCGGTGTTGGCTCAGCCTCAGTTTCTTCATCTCTTGCAAACTTTTTACCAATTTCTTCAATATCGTCGTCTTCCAATTTGTCAAGATCAACGGCTGATATAACCATGTTTAAAACATACTTAATATCGTCACTTTCCATTTTTGGTTGTTGGTCTCTTAATTCTTGACCAAGCTTACCTGCAAATTTTTGTATTTCAGCCATATAATCAGATCTCTTAC